CGAAGGAGTTCGCGTTCGTACCAGCGTAAGGCGCTCCGGTGGTTTGTATCGCTGGCGCGGACGCTGCTCCCGCCGCTGTGGCTATCAGCGCAGGCACGGACCAGTTATTCGATGACGTGATAGGGTTCGTTGCCGTTCCCGCCACTGCGGGCCAAGTGAGTGTTGCCGCCCCGCTCGTTGACCCATTGCCCGTCATCACGCAGCTCGTCGTTCCGGCGATTCCACAGTTCTCCGCAGTGCTGAAGATGTTCGTCCAATAGAACGAACTGCTGCCAAGCGCGATAGAGTTCGTTGTGCCGGGCAGGAGCGCGGCATTAATGGCCACAGACGCGAGATTCGACAGCGCCGTGTTCGCACCCGTGCCCGTCGCAACCGCAACCCCGTTGACATACAAGCCGCCCGCGTTAATCGTTCCTGCACCCTTGTCACCGCCTGTGACCGTCGAGGGCACCGTAACCCCAGCGTCATTCTCGAACCGAACTACTTCTGCCGCTGTTAGCGAGCCGTTTGGTGTCGTGGCGATATCAGCATAGCTGCCACCATTGCTAGTGGTCTGGGTTTGATTGGCGTAGGTGCGGAAGGATGCGATAGGTCCATTAAGACCCGTGCCGTTATAGGCAAAAGAGTTTATGCCACCCAGTTGCGTACCGGACGTGACTGCTGTCGGAGACCCTACTGTTCCGCCAACGGCTACTCCTGAAATGAAGGGTGTACCTCCAAACGAGATTTCTGACAGTCGAGTACTTGCCCCGCTATTGGCGATGGCAAGGAGAGTATTCGAGGGCACAAAAGCAGTGATGCTGGAGCCAGTGGGATTCAGTATTGCGCCGCCGCTGCCTGTATAAGTGAGTAGAGTGCCGCTGTCGGTAAGTGCAGCGTCTCCGCTCACAGCAGTGCCTGTCGAAGCGTAATAAGCCATCTGCGTTGCCGTGCCGGAATTGACCGTTCCCCCACCGCCGATGGTGTTGCAGCCGAAAGCGTTGGTCGTGGAGTTGAACGTCAGCGCGTTGGCCGCTCCGGAGCATGAGCCGAAAATGGAACCCATCGTTGTGTAGGACGGTGCGGCGGATGAACTTGTGTTGTTGCCAAACAGCGTGAAGGCCCCAGCGTTTGACAAGGTGAAGCTCAGTGCCGGAGTCGTCGTCGAGGTCGCAACGCTAGACGTGAGGAGTGGTGATAGGTTGCCCGCGCTAAAACTTGTGACCGTGCCGCCAGTCGCAGGAGTCTGCCACGTAGCCGCCGTTCCACTCGTCGCTGTCGGCACCTGTCCAGAAGTTGGCGTGCCCGTGACCGTCACACCATCGATCGCGGTCGCTCCGATAATTCCCGTTCCAGATACCGTCAGACTTCCCCCGCTACCAATAACCAGGGGGTTTGGGTTCGTGCCTGCCGTAATGGCACTGAAAGGCGGCGTACCACCACTCCCTCCTCCGCAAGCAAGGCCAGCATCAGTAATAACATTCGGCGAAACAAACTTCACACAATCGTTGGCCACCACAGTTCCCTGCACCGTGACATTGCCGCCGCCGACTTGGCCACCGCCTCCTCCACCGCTCGTTTGTCCATATATGGACGAACAAGAAGCGAGGACCAGAATCAAAAATCCGATGACTCTTTTCATTGTTACACCTGCGTGAAAGAAGGAAGATAAAGATCGCCGGTCGTTCCGTCGATCCACCACTCGGACGCCGACCCAGCATCCGTGATTCCCGACGTCGTGGAATTGAAATCGAACGGCTGGCCACCGGCTCCAACAACTTGAAGTTTCACAATCAAAGACTGCCCGGCCGGTGATCCAGTATCCTTCTTCAAATTTGGATTGTTTCCAATATAAAGCGCCCCAACATTTCCGTCTTTGGCTTGAATGTAGAGACTGCTCAACTGCGCGCCGAGCGCAACGTAAACACCGCTCGCGTGAGCAAACTGAAGTCCCGCGACCGTGACGTGCGTGGAATCTGGAATTGCAGTTACCCTTTGACGTTCTGGGAAAGAAGCCAAGGGTTCAAGAACCGCGAACTCGTTCACAAAAAACGGCGAACTGTCAGCCACCACGAGAGTGACAGGGTTTTTAGAAGCCGCAGCCGCGGCCGTCAGTTTCGTCCCAAAAACTGGCTGCGGCGATCCACCGGCCGCAATTGCATAATAGCGAGTCGCGCGCTGCGCCATATCTTCCTCCCTTACTCACCCTTCGTGTGCGAATGCGTCATAAAACCGCCGTACGCCCCGTTCTCATCCGGCTCCGTCTTCGTCTGCCCGCAATCGGTAGACACCGACGCGCGCAGCCCGAGAGAGTTTGTAACCTCCTCTCCCTCGTTCAAAAAGTTCTTCCGGCGAATGTGATGGCGGCAATCGTCCTCGCCCATCTGCGCGCCGGCCGGGATGTCGTTCATCGGAGACTTGTCGTCTAAAAGACTCTCCGGAGATCCCAACAAATCCAAATGTGTGCCCTTGGGTTTCATTTCCGTACCTCCCTTACCTCTCGGTTGTGTCTCGGCGCTTCCGGATTGTCCATGTTGTAAGCGAAAGATTGGACACCGTGTTCTTTCTCCAAACTCCGAAGATGTTTTAGCGATTGAACCTCAATCGACTTCCCGTTGATATTCGTGGTCGTAAACGGAAAAGTTGATTTGCCCTGGTATCTGGCAACCGGCGCGCACGCAGAACAAAAATCGCCTTTCCCGACGATCACGAAATAATGCCGCACTCGCTTGCCGCAACCAGCACAATCAACGCCTAGACCGTCCGCCGTCCCTTCCATGTTCTTTCCTTTCGACTCGCTCGCCGCGATGCAATTTGTAAGGCCCCGTCTTCTTCACCCGGCCACCGTGCTTAAACGATCCCATCGGCTTCCTAGCTTCCGTGCGCGTTCCAGCAGCCTCAGTAGCCAACTTCCCCTTGCCGATCCCTTCGCGCGTTGGCGTATTGAGCTTCGCGGAGGAGAGGCCGGGGAACCCGGTACGCCTCACCGCCGTCCACCCTTGCGCTCGCTCTTACGTTCGCCCTTGCGCCCCTTCTCGACTCTTTCACCCTTGTGGACGCGATAATTACCAGTCTTCTTGACGCGACCGCCCTTCTTGAACGATCCAATCGCTGGCATTGCCGGCATCGGACGTCCCACCGGGCCAGAAACCGGGCCGCCCCCACCACCGGAAGAACCGCCCGATCGAGGAGCACTGGAAGGCCGTTTGTTCATCTCGGAAGAAAGAGTCTTTCCAGCCGACGCCAGCCCAGCCTTAATCCCCGCCGAGCGCGCCTTGTCTTTCATCCCCGATGAAAGCGCTGCATCATCCGTTGTTGCCGCAGTTGGAATTTCCATTATTTCCTCCGACCGCCACGGTCTTTCTTTGCGGGACGCGTCTTTTTTACCGGACCACCCTTAGAACTACCGGGACCACCAAGACCACCACCAGCAGCCATGATGCGCATGATTATTTCCTCCTATCAGACCGTTCCTTCTTACGACCCTTCTCCACCCGTTCACCCTTATGGACGAGATACCGGCCGGTCTTCTTCACCTTGCCACCACGCTTGAAAGAGCCCATCGCATTGCCGATGGCCATCTCTTCCAATTGAGCCTGATTTGGATTCGTTGCGCCCATTACTTCCTCCGACCAGCTTTACGCGCCGGCACGACCCGTTCGCCGCGATGCAAGCGATACACCCCGGTCTTCTTGATTCGTCCGCCCTTCTTCATGGACGGGAAATTGAAATTGCCGCCGTGCGACGGCGCCACATCAGCGGACATATTGATGTTCCCGCTTACGAGCCCTGTGCCGCCGCCCGGCATTACCGCCTCCCGCCGCGCGGCGCCTTCATGCGCTTGCCAGCGTCCTTGCGCCCGCCGCCGTGATGGATGACGAGAAGAAGGATTCCCCTCCCGTGCTTTCCTTGGCGCTGCTCGCGCATTTCGTCGGCCGGCGTTTCTTTCTTACCGTGTGCCATAAAATCACTCCGCGTCGTGAGTTTGAAAAAAATCTGCGCCCATCTGGTAAAGCGGCCAGCGATCGAATTCCCAAATCAAATCTTTCTGGATCTGTTCGTTGTCTCTTACGCCCATCATCTGCATCTCGAGCGCTTGCTCGTTCCGTTTCATCATCGAAGTCTGCGGGTCGTAATACTTCGAGTTTTTCCCGCGGAACACGAGCGCGTCAGCAATGGCGCCAAGCACAATCACATCCGAGCGGATAAACGGATACGGAAAATCTTCCGGGCCATTCAAATCTGGCGGCTGCGCGTACGCCAAAAACGGAAACGACTGCGCGAACGTTGGAATCGGATAGAGTTCTTTTTGCGGAATGCCGGCTGGCGACATCTCGCGATCAGAAACTAGATATGTCCAACCGGTCGCCGTCCTCCATGTATCTCGGATATTCAAAACGTTCTGCGGCACATTCAACTGCATTGCGTAGCCCTGTTTCTGATTCACGCACTGAAAAAGATATTTCAGATTCGGTCCGAAGTTCACCAAGTTCTGGAAAATCTGATAGCCGGTTTGAGCGATCGACGTTCCCCCGTACGGCAAATCCAATGTGAGAACCTGAGAGCCCACATTGACTTGATTGATCGTGTAAATCGGGTTCGTAAATCCCACGCGGAACTGCTCGCCCACCATCGACGAAGTGAAGGCCGTTCCAACTCCCTGCACCGAATTCGAACCAGTAACTACCGTCACCGTCCCGGTCGTGTAAGACGCCGGCACAATTACCTGGCCCTTGTAAACCAGCCCAGACCACAAACGGAAATCGATGATTTTGCGATAGCTGTTCTGGATCCAGCGCTTCGCCATCATTATCGGCGCGTCCGGATTCCACTGAAGCACCTCGCCCCACATCTGCGCAGCATTAAGCTGCGTGCTCGGCGCCTGAGTATTCGGCGAAGTTAAGACAGTTACCGGCATGAAACCTGCTTTACGATTCGTCCATATCTGGACGTTTGGAAGGAAATAGCAAAACGCCCTTTCAGGCGCGTGGGACCGCGTTGCGGAATTCTGAAGACACCATTGGACATTCCAGCCTCAAAACTTTGGCCTACGACCACCGCCGCCCGACAAGCGGATTCCTGTACGGCGCCGCGGCTTACCGATCCTCTTGATCGCTCCACGCATGGAAGCCCCAGGATTTTTCGATCGAGGCTTTGAAGACGGTCCCTTCGGAGCTCGAGCGCGCGCGCCCGGCATCCTCGGGAGCATTCGATCGGTCATCTGAGCGTTCCGGCCGGAACTAACGGCCGCAGAATCACCGCCCATAGCTCCGGACGGAGATCCGGAAATGCTGCTTGCAAGCGCCGATGGATCAAGACCAGCAGAAGGGTCAAAACCGCCCATGGGAACCTCCAGGATTACAGCGGACCATCTGCGGGCAGTGCAGATGGTCCGCCAAATCCGGTGTCTCTACTTCCGGGCCGTTGCGTGCGCCCCGAAAGATCTTTTCTTTACCCAGGACCGGCAGCTTCCAAGGTAAGAACTGTTGCGCTTACGTTCGAGGCGTTAGCCAACTCCGCGCCGGTTGAAGCCACAATAAGTTGCAGCTTCCCGGTGGTGGTATTCCAGACCGGAATTAACCCGGCAAACGTCGCCGAATTAGTCACGAATCCGGTATTCACCGCACGAACGATAATGCCCAAGATGGTTCGCAACGCAAGTTGCGCGGGCGTGATTGGATACCCGCCAGTCGGATACGAAGTGTCGAGAGCCGCCAGGAATTGCTGAATCCTGGTCCTTCCCCAAACATCGTTTCCATCGGCTATTAGAGTTATTCCGATCGCCATGCTGTCCTCCCCTTTTAGCCGAGGTCGTCGACTTCGACGTAGATATCCGAAACGCCGCTTGCAACCGCAGTGAGCGCCCAAGCGCACTTCCGGTTGGTCGGAGCGGTGTTTGCCGCCACGCGGGCAAGTGCCTGCGCGCCGGCTGCACCGATCAAGCAGTCACCTGCCGCTGTTGAAGCCGGAACCGCCACGCCCGCGAGAATTCCGTTCGTGAGAATGTAAACGTAATTCCCGTTTGTGGCGTTGACGTTCAACAAGATGCCGGCGATGCCGTTGACTCCGAACTGCGATTCGCTGGATTGGATGGTGACAACTTCAAACGTTTCGTCCTTGTAATACACAGGACCGACGATGAGAGTTGCCGTGGTGGTCGAATTCAACCGGACGTACTTGTTTTTGAAACGACGTCCGGTTGTCAAATCGGTTGAGTACACCGTTCGGCCAAGAGGGTTGCGCGCGCCGTTGGTAAGCCCAATCGCTCCCTGGGACAAGCCCGGAGAAGCGATGTAGGCGTCGTTCACGGTCGAGAAAGCGCCCGTGTACACTTCGGCGGTTTGTACTGATGTTGCGTAATCGCTTGGTATCGCGAAGGCCATGTGAGTTCCTCCCCCTTAGCCGGTGATGCCCGCGATGCGCCCCATCAAACGTGGCGCTACCACGAGCAAGTTGCCGCCGAACATGTACTGACCGGCAACGTCGTCTGTGTTCTGGGCCTCTTTCCATCCGGTGAAACCGAATTGGTATTTCCGCATGGTGGAGATCCAGAACTGGATGTACTTCGTGTTCAAGAACCAGAGCACGCCAGCCGGGGCGTACTGGTCAACCACGACCTGCGCGCCGTTGTACTGCAACGACTGGAAGCCGATCTTCGCGACGTCCGAAGACGTCTCGTTGAACCGCTGTTGCGGCTGGATCTTGTTCCACAGAATGTTCCAGGTGTTTTGGTCGGTCGGCATCAAGTCCGTGCGTTCGTTTCCGAACCAGGTTGCGCCGAACGCCGTTTGCACGGCCGCCAACGAAAGCGTTGGAACGCTTGCGTAATAGCCGTTGATTCCCACGTTGTCGCCCGTGGCGATGTCCGTCCGGGTGATGCCACCGTAGGTGGCGTAGTTCGTTCCGTCGTCCACGGCCGCGGTCAAGCCGTCCAACGAAATCGTTGGACTAAGCGTGCCCTGGCCGTCCAAGAAGAGATCGGTGCCGAGCAATTGCGCCATCCGGCCGGCAGCGTTCACCATCTTGGATTCGACGTACGACATTGCGGCCTCGGGGCCGCGGTTGAGCACGTTATCCGTGCCGTAGAGAGTGATGTTCACGTAGTAGTACTTGACGTTCACCTCGAGTGCGGTGTCCGTCTGCACGTACGTGATGTCAAACGTTGCACCGCGAGTGAAGGGACCGCCCTTCAACGCGGCATACATGATCGGGTGCCGAATCGTCGTGCCACCCTCGAACTTTTCTGCGTTCTTCGTGCGCAGCCTAGTGAAGATTGGGGAAGACTTGTAAACGTTGTCAACTAGGCGCGGAACGATGAACTTGTTTGTTTTAGAGGTGATGTCATCGTACGTAAGGGCCATTTTCTCGTTCCTCCGCTGAATTTAATTCAACAACCCCAGACCTTCAGGCTGCGCCACTCGGCTTCCCTTCAGTCTTCACATCCACTGGCTCTTACCGACTGCGGGTTTCCCCTTCCGGTAAAGCCGAAACTTGTTATGCGGCCTTGCCTTCTTTCCTCAACTCGGCCGCGGCTGCCATCGCTCCGGACATCGTTCCGCCGTCGTCCTTCGCAGCGGTGGCCTTGATGTACTCGACAAGCGCGCTGCCTTCTTCCGGGATCGAACCAGTCGGCGGCCCGGTAACGGTTCCGGTTCCGGGGATCGACATCTTGGTACGGATGTCTTTCTCGATCTCCTCGCGCATCTTGGCTTCGTTGTTCTTCCCGCGCTTTTCGGAGATGTACTGGTCGTAAGCCTTGTCCGGGAGCAAATTGCCAAGCTGGTTCTCGTGAATGAACTTCAAATAAGCCACGCGATCGAACGGCTCGTGGAACTCCTCGCGGTGCCGCATTGCGATATCGTTCACGCTGAAAATGTATTCCATCGTGGCCGGAAGGGTTTCCTTAAGGAAGGTGTCGCGCTGTTTGCCAGCTTCCTGCAAAACGATTTCCATCAGCTTCGATTCGGACACGAACCCCATGCCCTTCACGCGCTCTTCCACCGCTTTTGCAAGTTCGGCCTGGTCCACGACGCTACCCTCGCTCCCCTTGCCGCTAGCCGCAGCCGCGGACAATTCGGTAATTTTGGCTTCGAGCTTCTTCTTTTCTTCGAAGAGACTGTCCCGCTCCGCTTGAGTGGTTTTTGCCTTTGTGAAAATCGGTTCCGTTTCTGCCCACCACTTCTTGTTCTTGTCCACTAGCTCAGTGGCCTCTTTGGTTTTGTCATCAGCCGCCTTAACCTTCGCGTCGTAATCGGCCTTCAATTTATCGTTAGCTTTTTTGGCCTCGTTCATCATCCGATCGTAATCGGACTGGCGAAGGTATCCCTCTCGAAGAATCTTGTGCCGCGTGGACATGGCGAGCAGGGAATTCCTGTCTCCCTCGTCCGTGATCGTCGCAATCAATTCGTCAAAAGCATCTGGCATTTACTTGTCCTTTCTCCAGGCTGCGGTTGGCTTCCCCGAAGTGCTGGGGCTGCGCCTCACCTTCATGGAGTTACTACCCAGGGAAACCGGGCGCCGTAGCACCCACCTGACTTCCATCCGGAGGCTTGGTCGCCACTGGCCCACCGGCCGTTTGGCCGGCGCCTGCAGGCGGCCCTGCATCGGGATTACTCTTCGCGACCTGATCGACGCCCATCCGCATAATCTCGATCATGCGCTGCGCAAATGGGGCAAAAGCCTCTTCGGTCTTGCCGATTTGCTCGAGCGATTTTCTCAAGATTTCGGTCTGCGCCAGGAAGGCGCCTTTAGGATGGGCTGCATAGCTCTTGTCGATCGCGTTCTTGCTCTGGTCGTCCACGCCCGGCGTACCACCACCGCCCTGTGCGGCGCGCGCGGCAATCCCCTGAGCGACACTTGCCAAGGGAGCGCCTTGCTGACCGGTAACGCTCGGCGGTTGTGGCGGTGGACCGCCAACCATCGGTGAAGCTGGACTTGCCATTGACCCTCAAACGTCCAGATATGGACGGTTAGATTTTCTCACCGGCGCCGTGATCTTCCCGCGGCGTCTTCGTATTCACGCTCGTGCCGTTATCGGTAGTAAGCGGGGCAACGGTTCCAACCTGTATGTACTCGCCCTTCGAAACGCCGAAAACCACCTTGCTATCTTCGCCGTGGCCTTCGTATTCCTTGCTCATCGGTGTTTTCTTTGTAGCCATTTGTTACCTCCAAAAACTGGGATCCTAAAAGCCAAAACGCACAGAGTTAGCGGCTTTCCTTACGACCCTTCTCGCCGCGGTGAAGAGAGCGCTCACGCTTGCCGTGGCGCTTGTGCTCTTTCTTCTCTTCGCGCTTGTGCTCTTTCTTCTCTTCGCGCTTCTCTTCTTCGTGTGCCATTTCAATTACCTCCCAGAAGTTTTCCGTCCGGACCTCGAACGGCCTTTCCTGCGCGCGTTGCTAAGAGAAATCGCCACAGCTTGCTTTTGTGGTCTTCCCTCTTTTACAAGTTGCGAAATATTGCTACTGACGGCTGCTCTCGAATTTCCCGGCGTTAGCGGCATTCAGCGACCACCGCCTCGCTTTGATTCCCGACCCTTGTGGCGCCAGGTCTTGGCAATCTTCGCGAAGCGCGCTTGCTCACCAGTAAGCCCACTATCGTTGTAATGCTTACTGGCAAATTCTTGATTACTCTCGCCAGCACGATTGGCTTTCTTGGTAAGCGCCCCCGGCCGTTTGACAGGCTTAAAATCTTTGTGCCTTTCAGCCATGTCGTCTCCAAATAAAAAAAGCCCGCCAACAATCTTCTGTTAGCGAGCCATTGAAGTCGGCCCTTTCGGGACTTCAATCCGAGCTCAAATTACCAGGTCGCGTTCATCTTGCAGAACGTACAGATTAAACGTCAACAACTAAAATCACTTATAGACCTTTTTTGTAACCGAGTCGACGCCAACAGGAACCCCGTCGCGGAAATGAATCGTCAAAGATCCAGACTTTTTTGTGCCTTGAGTATCACCAATCAAGAAAAACGCGCACTCAAAAGCCTCGCGCGGAAGTTCGATATCAACTCCATCCAAAGACAATTTCGCCGGCATCGGCTTTATGCTAGGCATTGGTCAATTGCGCCGTTCCTTCCGGTGGATTCTGGTCGCTCGACAGCAATTTAACAATCATCTGCGCGAAAGGATTTTGCTGCTGCTGAAGCATCGCTTGTGCAGCCATTAAGATCGTACGCTGCTTTGCTGCCGTGTCAGCCTGGTCCATCGCTTCTTTCTTCAGCCGCATCTCGACTTCAGGGATGTTAATGCCCATATCCAACCCCTCGATCAACGTGCGGCGATCGATGTCCTTCATCATGCGCAAACGCTGCAATGTGGCCGCGCGCTCCACGCGATTGATGTTTAGCAGCGAGCCGCTCTGAATCAGGAACACAAATCGGCGCGCGAACTCTTCTGGTTTCGTACCTTGAGGGATAACACTTCCTGGATTCCAATCGAAATCTTCGAACGTGAGCGCTTCTTTACCGACCATGAACATTCTGCGCTTCATGCTGTAAAACTGGAAAACGTTGGAGATCGTTTGCTGTCCAAGGGTGCGCAAAAACCCCTCGATATTCTTTCCCTTCAGCCGCAACGGGGTTTGCTTCGAATCTTTAATTTGGTCGAGCGTGTCTCCGCTCGGAACCTGATTCTTTCTTACCGCTTCGTCGACGGCCGCAATGCCGGAAGATTGATCCATTTCCCGCGCAGCCATAAGCAAAACTTGCAGGACGAACGATGGCAACTGAGGCTGGGGAACAAACTGCGGCTGGTGCGGTGAAAGCGCGCTATAAACGCCTTTCGCGCCAGGCATCGACCAGTCGATGCTGTTCAAGTGCGCATCGCTAAAAGCGTTCTTCGGCGCCAAGAATCCTGGGTTCACGGCCTTCTTGATCATGTCCAAGATGCCAGCCAAAGTGTTGTTGATGATGTCCTGCAACGGAATCAGCGGCCGAAGTTCGGACACTCCCAAGAATTGCCACGGCACCGCATTCAAACGAAGGGCTTCGAACGGATACATCCCGTGCCAATAAGGGTTTGGACCGTCGTAAACGACGTAATTCTTTTCTCCGCCCGTACAAATCACGCGCCCGCGAGGATAAAGAAGTTCATTCGGCTGCGCTATGTAAGACCAATTCGTTGTCGGATCGCCCATCACAACAGGCACATTCGACGCGTTAACAGTCCAATCCTTGAACCAAAACTCGCGATAGCGAGCGACTGGAAACACGGTCTGAAAGGATTTCTCTGGACGTCCTACCATGCGCTGCATCTGCGGAGAAAGAACCTCAAAAAGAACCTGTGGGATGTGACCCGGCGCCTGGGAAGGAAGCGAATAACGCGAGAGATCCATGTCGGCTTTAACCATCGAGCCAACAAGGGGGAATTTCCTACGGAACCAACTCAACGGCTTCGCTTGCTCCAAAATCACCATCTGCGAAGACTGAAGATCCGTCGTCGGCTTTAACGGCAAAACCTCAGTCGGACCAAGATACAAAATCTCAAAATCACCTTCTCCGCCGCGCAACTCCGGATTCCATTGAAGCTTTCCGTACCCCGTACAGAGAATCGAATACAGGATGATCATCGCCAAGCTAGATTCGCAATTCGATTCCGTCCACCACGCCCGCGTGACCTTGTTGATCATATTGGCGTGCTTGTCGTAATCCGGATTCGTGGCTTTGATTTCAAAGACCGGCCGGATGTCGGTGAGAGTGGCAACCAATTCCCAAACGAGGCGCCAGATGCGGTTGTTTACAGGAGATGTGCGATAGGAAGGACGAGCTCCCGGCCACTGCTTTCCGGTAATGTACTCAATGTACTGACCGCCACGGCGGATATCGTCGTTCTGGTTCATGTCGAACTTCGCTTCCTCGTAAGCGCCGCTCAACCAATATCCAATCTGTTGCCGGTAATCGTTAACCTTGTCGCCGGTACCGTGGATGATCTGCTCTCCGCCAGCGTCGGCGATATTCGGCGTCAGTTCTCGAGGAAGGAAATTCGAAGCCATGTTTTAGAACCAGCCCTGCTCTAACGCATAAAGAATGGTTTCCTGCAAATACGGCACAACTTTCTTGCCGTTGAAAGTCGCCCTCTCGACAAGCTTTGCGACTATTTCGGGCTCAAAAGCCAAAGTGATTCCACCAATCACAACTTGCTGACCACCACCGCCAGCCGCGGCACGCGCGTCCTTCAGGTCCGATAGTGCTTGAACCTTCTCCACGTTCAAAGCGAAAACCATCCCAGCTAACTCATCGGAGTAACGAGGCTTCTTACCAAAAACGTCCTCCATCTTCTTTGCCGCTCGGTGATCCACAACAAAAGAGTCAGGCTCCAAGAGACTCCCCATCACGGAAACGACAGCCCCCTCAAGCTTTACGCCAAACCTTTCTCGAAGTTTTGTCAGCGCTTCTCCGTTGATCGGAATCGTGAGCGTTGCGGCGCCTTCTGGCGGCCTCTTGACAGGCGGAATAAAAGTCAGCATCCGTGGCTTCATTGCCATCAATTCTTCGGTATCCCGAAACTTGTGCCCCCCGGCATCACAGTAATACTCGTTTCGCCCCTGTACGTTTTTGAGGCGAATACCTTCAACCCCCCTTTTCGCGCACTCCGGGCACTCCAAATTGCTCGTCACTACTTCAGGCATGAGATTTCCTTTCTAAAGAAGCTTCCACTGATCTTCTTCGGGCACATCGGAACGAATCTGCGAAGTGGTCATATCTGTCGGCAAACCAAGCTCGCTGGGCAACTGTGCTTTCCCTGGCGGAAGGTTCTTCTTCCTCGACCCCTCGAAAGCCGGCGCGTAATCGGTGTTGATGTAATCCTCTCTCTTCCTTTTCCGGATCGTCTCTTCGTCCTCTTCCTCCGATTCGGTCTTGTCCACGCCCCAATCCATATCGTGCGGGCAGAAAATACAAATCATCCCGGACATTACACGGTCGTCGTCGGTCCCCTGACCCTCATACCTTCGCTCTCCCTCTTCCCTAGCGAAGTTCCGCATTTCCTCAATCATAGCCTCGCTGCGAATTATAATCGTCCCGTCGCTGATGCTCTCCCGCATCTTTGTGATGATCTGACCGCGAGTCTTGGAATTGGTGTACCAGCCCATGAAGTCGGAGAAGTAATTCTTGATCTTGTCGTAGTGCTTCCACCGGAACATATTCGGGTATTCGATCACACGCAACAATTGGTTGTTGGTCGTTCCGCCAACGTCGTTGTTGCACTCGACGGCGATTTCAGCGGTGTTGTAATAAAAACCAAGCCCAGCAAGAACGGAAGCGTACGGCGTTGGGTTGATTAACCCATGCCATTCGGCGACCTGTTCGTCTTTTTTCATTCCTTTGCCGATCTTGAAAACCTGGGCACAAGAATAATTGCCACCCAGAATTCCCTGGGCGACGTCGGCTCCGATAGAATATCTTTCCCCAGCTATCGGTTTCTCCCAGATGTGAAGCCTTGATCCGTAGTTTTCTTGCGGCGGAATAAGCGTGTTCCTGTCAACCTTGCGCATGGCCTTTAGGTGAGGCCGAAGCTTTCCGTCTTTTTCTCGGTCCAAATCAATTTCACCAAACAAAATCGGAGGGCAACACTGCGTCTCGAGCATTGTCTGAAGCTTCCTTTTGTCAAAAGCACACAAACCACTGCCCTGAAACGCCTCGAGCCATGTGGCGCCCGGATACTCCTGATAGAATCCCCATTCTTCCCCATCAGCCGCAATGAACTCGTTGATCTTGTCTCGACGCCACTTGAGTTGCTCGTCAGCCAAATCAAAGTTTGCTTCTTTCTTAACCTTCCCGCGAAGCGCAACCTCTTCCGGCGTAAGCTCAAATTTCTCGCCGGCCGGAATTGAAGTCGAATATTTCTTAACCCGGAAAAACTCAATGAAAACTGGTTGCCAGTCGGTCTTTCCCTCCATCGCCGACTTCCAAAACCTGTACCAAAAACCAACGGTTCCGCGCGCCGTAGACTCCATGATTGCCAATTCATCAGGTGCGTTCATGGTCGGGAAAAGGTTCTCGGTCAAAATCGAGGCATTGTCCCATTCACTCAACTCGCTCATGTGAACCGCACGGATAGTTTTTCCAACGGCAGCACCAGTCATTTTGTTGGCCGCATCGACGAAAATCTGCGATCGCAATCCAGGACTCATCATGCGCTCAGTAGGATCCTTGCGATCGAAGACCATATACCTTGACTTGGCTTCGTAACGGGTTTCTGGCCGCATCCACCACGGCAAACTTTCGTACGCCGTACGAGACATGCTAAAGAGATAGTCGGCTTGTCCAGGATCCTGCGCGATGATCAAAGTATTACAACTAGGCGTGAAAATCGTTTTGTGGAAAGTAAGCGCTTGGCAAATTGTGGACAGGCCAAGCTGACGCGCTTTCAGAACGATAATGCGAACCGGTTTCCCTGCAATTTGAATCTCGAAAACTTTTTCATAGAAGATTTCTTGACTATCCCACCAAGGATGGAGAACTTTGTGGCCTTCATATTCCGAAGCGATAACGTGGTAATTTTCAGCGTAGTAGCGGAAGTTTGAAACACATTTCTCAATCTCGCCGTCGATGAAAACTAATTCGTGCGGAGTAAGAAAGGTATACGCCAGCCGGAAATCGCCATTGGCCTTCTCGATATGGCGATCCAGCAATTCGAGCGCATCGTCCAGATATGGATCTTTGCGATTAAGGCGCACTAGGGAGACTCGTTGCCGTCCCCCTCCACCGCAGTAGCTTCGATGACAGTTCCGCCGCCAGCACGTCGAGCCTGAATATCGCGCAAGCGGCTTTCGAAACTGTCTCTCGAAGATGAAGATTCGTTGTTGACCGTCACCCCAATGCCCAAATTGATCGGCGCCCCCTTGTCCTTCTTCCCCATGATGGAGGCAATCCGACCAGTATTAGCCTCGAAACACCGAAGCTGAGTATCGTAATCTGGCTCCTCGCTCGCCAGTTCCAACGTCTTTTCACCTGTATCCGGATCGCTGACTTCCGCAAATACCTTCTTTGTGGCCGTGAGCGCGCCCTCGAGCGCCTTGCGCTCCAACTCCAAAACATCCAAAAACATCTTCACTTCGGCATTCTCGAGCGCTGGAACGCTGAATATCGCGTCGTGCGTCTGCACCATGGCGATCGACTTCTTGACATCCTCCATGGAACAGTTATCTTCCGTGGCGATCGCGTCGAGCTTCGAACCATTCCGAAAGCGCGTCAACCGATAACGATGAATCGGCTCTTTGTCGACGTTGCGAATCTTGTCACGAACCGCAAGCGCATCGCGCTTCGTCGTAACCGCGGTTCTGCCCTTTCCTCGCATCTACGATGACTCGCCGGCGCCCTTCATGCTCTCCAAGGGAATTTCTTCGCCGGGCTCCTCGTTGACTTTGACTCCCATTTTCTTGGCGAGCTCTTCCACTTCTTTCCTGTAAGCGTTAGCTTCATCGTACGCAAGGAAATCGCTTTGATCTCCGCCGCCGTTTTTGGCGCCAGCGTCCTTGACGACAGCAAGATAGAATTTCCCGGTCACTTGGGCGAGAATCCCCATCTGAATAAACATCTTCTCGCCAAGCGGGATCATCTTTTCGCACGCAGCAAAGGCTCTCGAAAGCTGCGCAATGGATTGCTGTAACGTCGAAACCGCTGCGGGAATTTGTTGCAAAACCTCAAGGGATTCTCTGGTCTTCTTGGTTTCCTCGGCGAGAACAGCCATCTGCTTCCGCGCAGCACTGAATTGAAGAAGCGTAATCACGCAGAAAGCCGTGAGCGCGGCAATACAAAAACCAAGCAGAACCCCAAGAGCGGTTTCCATTAACCTTCCTTCTTGGCCGGAACAATGGGATTGTCCGGATCTTCAACAATCCACATTCCGTCGAAAACCGGGCTAGCTGGATTCGTCTGCGGACAAATGATGTCGTTCGGCCGAATGATGATGTTGGCGATCTGCAAAACCTGATCGTCGCCACGCTGAATCACAAGCCCTTCGCTATTATGTACGGCCGTAATCTCGGCCTCGATCGATCGATTGATGTGAAGAACAACCTTCCGGCCAACCTTGAACGGCCGGCCCTTCCTGTCACAGAGAGGCACTTTCTTCTCCCTTCCGCCTTAAACAGCCGCCAAACACGGCCTTGAAACGATGAACTTTCTCGACGTCCGGGCTCTCGAAATCAAGCAGCGCGCGCACTTCCTCTGGAACATACTCGACCGCTTCCAAGAAAAACGGCTTCGGCCGACGTTCCGGAACGATCGCCACGCGACCCAAAGCCGACTCGATGATCAAAACAGCGCCGCCCTCACGCTTGAAGTTATGGATGTCCTCATCGAGAATGTCCAGACCGAGCATTACTTCGACTGGACTGTGGCCAGCGCCTTCTTGTCATCTTTCTGGCTGACGCTGATATCCACCTTCCGGATCCACGGCAAATTCGGCGCCTTGTATCCTTCTGGTGGCTTCCGATACAAATTCGTGAACGTACTGCCGTAAGCGTAATCGAAACTGGCCACAAAACAGTACTCACACGCATCGCAGTAATATTTTGTGCCTACAATTTTCCCGTTCTTCTGACACTCGATCTCGAGCCGCATCTGATCGCCACACTCGCTGCAAATCATCAGCGGCACCTTGATCGGGGCAAAACCTGGAGCCTTGGACATTGGATCTCCTAACTTTGGTCAAGCTGTTCGAGATTTTCTTCCGTTCCGGACGGCGGTGGGGCGACGAATGAACTTTGAGCTTCTTGGTTTTCTGGCTGGGCTTCCTGTTGTGCTGGCACCGCGGTCGTCCTCGGCTTCGCCACGCGAGTTTTCTTCAGTGGCCTGATCAATTCCTCAAGTGTTCCGCCGCACGCCGTACACATGATTTTCTGGTCGGTCGGAACAAGACATCCAGCCTTCGAATCCCAAACATGAGTGGCGAATGTCTCAAACTTATGCCCGACATTACTGCAAACAACTGATCGGATCTGTTGATCCCACATAATTCCCCTTTCACTGTTTCAATTTTGACTCAGGATCTCGAAACTCCTCGACGTTTATTTCCTGCGGCTTAATCTGATGCCGACAACGAATCATCAAATCCACAAAATCGCCGATCGTCGCTGGCTCGATTTTCAACTTCCCCGTCTCTTCGTCCTCCGTATGCCGATGCAAATTCGTGTAGATACCGCCAATTGAGAATTGTTTGCCCTTGTCTTCCACGTTCGGAAACGCGCAGACGATGAAGGTAATATCAGGTTCGTCCCGCAGCACTGACGCGGCGAGCTCGCATTTGGACTGGAAGTGTTTGGGAGAAATTGGCTTGCTCATTGGCCTTCGTCTTTTCTAACACACGGAACCTTAAAACAGCAAGCGTATTCCTCTTTCGCGGCCCTTCTAATTGCCGAAGGTCGTCCATACACCGGAGAATGTTCACGAACTGTGCCGGATCGACTCTGTGTATCAGCCCGGCGACCTCGCGCATGAACTCATCGTTTTTCACGATGCACATGTTCAGCGTCAAAATATCGTGGACTGTGATCCCGAGGGCGTCAGCCACCTTGAACAGAAAATCGAGCCTTAGCTTGTAATAGCCCTTCTCGACCCGATAAACGTAATTGCGCTTCACTCCAATCAGCGAAGCCGCTCCGTTCATTCCCAGGCCGTACATATAGAAAATTATTCTAAGATTCGAAGTGACTCGCCGAACAGCATCCCCGTACTGCAACGGGAAAATATGCTTCCGAATCACCCGCTCCGCGAGCGTAACAACGGGCAGCACAAGCACGCAATTGCAGCGGCGACACTTCCCACTATTGAGCTTGAACTGGTTCAACTTGCAAAGCCGACACCGCACCACTTCACGTTCAGCCGGATCCACACTCCCTTCCCTCTGCCCTGGAAATCTTAGCCACGCAGCCAAGCTTTCCAGTATTGCTCTTCTTGCTCAGAAATCGCGAGAGCGATACGCGCATCCTCGGTAGAACCGTCAGAGGCATCAAACTCCTCGCACAGACATCCAAGAACCGCACACATTCCAAAATGGTCGTCGACGTGATGCCCGCATTTGCAAATTTCGCTCATGCGAGAAAGATGGTGTCGCTGTTAATGAAATCGGAATACGGTGTGATGATCGTCTGAAGGAAACCGCAAAGTGGACAGCACGCGAGCGCGGAAGAAACAGGAGGGTCGCCAATCCCTTGCTGGCGCACATCGTACGCCGTGATGGAATGGCCGCAGCCGGGATAATACCGGCCGTTCATTTCGTCGGTGGTTTGCTGCGGGAAGGTCGGAGTACCTATGCCGCCAGGCTGAGTGTACTCACGCTGCTGCGGTGTATTCGGGATCTGCTGGCCAATTACTGGGTCTGCCATACGGCGAGTTTACGCTTGTCCATATATGGACAGCAAGGGATTTGGCTCCGGGGAAAGGATTCAAACCTTTATCGATCGCTTCAGAGGCGATTATCCTGTCGAATTAGACGACCCCGGAATTGAAAACCCGGTGATTTCGCTCACCGGGAAGCGCCTCGCTAGCCGTTAGGCCGCGAGAGGTAGTTCCATTTTGTTGTCAGTTCTTTTTGTTTTACAACCGCAACAGCATTGGCTCGACTGGGGGATACCCCATGAAATCATCAAAAGCTAGCGTGCTTTTCCAGATATTCAGCGGCCAAACGACACAACACTGGATCATCACACAAAAACCCAATCGCCACATTGCACTTGCGATGGATGAATTCTCTTATCTTGCCACCATGCCGATGATCAAGAACTGGATCGGTGCCACATCGAAGATTACCTGCAAATGGCTTCTTACATACTGCGCAAATATTATTCTGCGCTTTCAACAAAGAACCATATTCAGCCGCACTGATGCCGTATTTTCGTTTAATCTTACTGTTACGTCTCCACTCGCGAAATTTAATTCTATGGGTATTTCGATAGTTTTTAAACCATTCCGGATTGTCTCGCGCCCATTTTGCCGCACGCGCCGCATCTTTCTTCCAATAACCAGGATGCCTGAGTCTATATCTCAGCTGGATTTCTTTGCGCGTAAAAGCCATGACATCGAAACCTCCAATTTGGTCGAGGCGGCCAGACTCGAACTGGCGATCTCAGCTTCCCGAAAGCTGCGCGTTTCCTCTTCGCTACGCCTCGAATCTTAAACGGGACTGGGGAGGCGCGCACTACCCAACAGGTGTACTTTGGCTTTCGCCTCGGTTCTCGCCCGCGGTTTTACGCCTCCCTGCCCCTCTCTGTGTGGTATGTGGAAATTGGTGGCAGAGGCGAGATTCGAACTCGCAGTTCCCTGCTCCCAAAGCAGGTGGGATAGCCGTTACCCTACTCCGCCGAAACTTGGGGTAGAAGATGGGAGTCGGACCCACTAGAACCTGATCCACAATCAGGCGCCGCACCGTTTGGCTTCATCTACCATTGGCGGAGACGATGGGATTCGAACCCACGGTTTGCTCATAGACAGTGAGCCGAGGACGGCCACTCCTCTACGCCTCCGAACTTTTTAGTGTCCGCCACAAGCGATCGATTGATTCGCTTCCATCGTCGCCATACGAACATGCCGAATCGCAGAAGACTGGTCCGCGCTCACTGGCGTGTTCGCCACGATCGTGCGCGCGAAAATAAGCGCCGCTTCGCGGATGGCAAGGTACTGTTCGTTCTGCCCCTCGGTGGGCTTGTGGTACGTAAACCAGTTCTTCAAATTTTGTTCCGTGATTCCCTGAAATCCTGGCGCTGGCATCGGCAAAGCTCCCTTCAGATTTGTCATATCCGCCCCTTCTACAATCTAGCGGGCCGAAGCGGATAAATTGGTCCCTGTGCGCGCCCGACCATCGCACT